ATTTGATCTTCACTTAAAATATTATCTAAACGCATTTGATATTCCTAAAGAAATGTTTCATATATTTATGGTGAGCTACTGCTCACCTGCTTCTGCGCTATCGCTTGAAGCATGATTGTCTTTCGAAGAAAGATTTAATATTATCCAGATCGTTCAGTCACACTTTGCCCAGAGAGGGCAAAGTAAAAAACAACATTATCCGAGTCGAACATGTGTCACTTAGCGTTATAGCATTACAGTGGCGGTTGGCCTGTACCACGAGCTATGTCTTTATCCAGCGGCGGTTTGCATATATACGCTAACATACATACAAACGTGGGGTGTCTCTATCCCCTCATTTTGCCTATTCATCTATCTTCAAACAACTAAATCGCAGGTCTTATTAGCAATCTTCATCCTTTCGGGTAGTAGTTGAGTACTCTTAACGGCGAGAGATTTCCATCCCTGTGATCCGAGATCCAGGTTTAGGGCACCAGAAATTAGCAGGTGCGAGCTTAATACCGTATAACGAGCCTTAAGATTTTTTAATTATATGTGAGCCATGTACACGGACAGATATTTGTCCGTTATAATATTCATTTGATTCTAATACTTTGCGGTCGAATTGTTCACGGGCCTCAATGTATGATGTTTCTGCTTTGCTTTTACAATAATGTAGAATTTCTCTAGTAAAGTTTTCTTTACCGTATAACTCAACGTCTTTGTTAAGTTCTATATTTGAGCCATAATAATCTTGCCAGTCCGATTCAATTTTACTTCGGATTTTCTTTTTTTTCTTTGTGCCGTTCTTTAACTTTACAGTCTTGTAGGTCGTCTTTGCAAACTTGGCTAATTTTTTGCCCACGTACATTCTGCCTGAAGTATTACAAGAGATAAGATAAACAAACCCCACACAGTCTTCAGGCAGTGATTCTACGATGGCACCTTGATGGTACCAGGTCATAAATTATTTTACAGCTTTTTTAGCAACTGCAACTTTTTTAGGTGCGGCAGCAGGAGTAGCCTTGGTCTCTTTACGAGAATTCTTTTCTTCAGTAATTTCGTTACGGCGGGCCTTAATTAACTTGCCTAATTCTGCTAATGCTTTACGTGAGCGGGTACCGGCGGCACTATTACCACTGGTAAACTTTGTATCTTCTTTTAAAAATTCTTCAAAAGTTGCTTGTATTTGTTCGTTTGTAGTTGACATTTTATTTTTCCTTTTTTGGTCTTCCTTTACCCTTGGCCGCTGATACTGCTTTTGATGCAACTACCGATGCGTCCCAGAGATTCTTTTGCACGACTCTGATATCTCGAATAACTCTTCTAAGATCAGTGCCGTTTCTAATACTGGGCTGTCTTGTATATAGTACATTTTTATTATGTAGGTCTGCAATCAGAGTAATAAACTGATTATAAACTTCTTTATAATGCTCTAACTCAGACATTTATCTTTATGCCTCAACAACATCCACATCATTTGAATAACTGGTAAAACCGTTTTCTTTGACTACTCGTAGTACATTGTTTACTCTACCAATTAGTTCATCTTTGTGAGATATTAGATATATATTTTTATTTCTTTCTCGCCCCATTTTCTTTAAAACAGCAAGTCCTGCTTCAACACCTGCCGCATCCATACCGGCATCAATTAATTCATCAATAAACAATAAATTAATATTTTGATACAAGTTTTCCCATACATCGCGGAATGAAAAACTTAACGAAAGAATCAACCGATTACGTTCGCCTCTTGATAGATTATCAAAATCTAAATCTTGGCCAAGTTGTGTAATTTCTACAGATAAATCGTTTTGAAATATTACGCTGTGTGGCAAACCTAATCTATCAATATAATATCCTAGCCGCTTGTTTAGATAACTTAGATTTTGATCAATAATCTTTTTACGAACAAAACTATCTTTGTTAGTCAACAATTTTAACAAGAACTCTTGATGATCTTTAAGTTTAACCAGCGCATTGACCTGATCCCAGTTAATTTCTTGTATAGCACTTTTCTTTAATTCGTCAATTTGTTCATCGTACGGATTAACTTCGGCAATTTTATCTTCAATTGTTCTTTCTAGATTATTAAGATTGTTTTGATGACCTAATGCTTCGGCTTCTGTTTCATAATATGTCTCGGGTCTTTCAGACATATCTCCGTTGCCTAACTCGTTTACAATTTTTTCTAAATCACTGACTACTTTATCAAAATACTTTTGTGAATCTGTAAGATTGTTTGTAGCAACTAAAGTCATTTCTTCATGTTTGTGATCATGTAATTCTTGTTCACATGCATGACATTTTTTATCTGCAAGACTTTCTAAATCTTTAGTATATTTTTTAAGAGTTTTTTCTGCCTGAATCAACGCACTTTCTAAAGTTGCTTTTTGTTTATTAAGCTCTCTTATCTTACTAGAATGTTCTAACCATGCTTTTAGGTCATTGTGTGCGGTTAATTCTGCTTCAATATCTACATTTTGCAATGCCAATATTGCGTTTAACATTTTTGTAATGTCAGATTCTTTCTTAGAATTCCATGCGGAACTTTTTATTTCAATACTATCGATGCTTTTTTGAATATTTTCGTTAGCACTTTTTACACTATCAATTTTAAAAGTTTCTACCTGCACTTTATCTTTAGTTTCTTTTATTAAAGTTTTTAATGCTTCGGCTTTTTCACTTAAAATTGTAATACCTAACAATTGCTCAATGACTTCTCTTTGATCTCCTGCCTTCATTGCAAGGAATGGTTCAGTGTATGTGTTCAAACCTACAAGGTGTTTGAACATGGTGTGAGTCATTTCTAATTGCTGTTCAATGAACTTTTGTGTTTCTCTACTGTCGCCTTGGCTTTCGTCCTCGTCGTTAGTTGATTTCTGTTGTGCATCATTAACATATAATCGCATTACGTTGGGCTTTCGTCCTCTTTCAATGCGATATAAGTTTCCATTTTTTTCAAACTCAACAGTAACTAACATCCCCTTACTATTAGTTTTGTTAATTAAGTTTTCTTTTTTAATATTTGTAAGGGCTTGACCGTATAATGCATAACTTAGCGCATTAACAATAGTAGTTTTGCCAGTTCCATTCCTGCTTCCGCTGTCATCCCCACCTAAGTCTAAGTTTTCACCTAGCACTAAGGTCAGCTGGTCTTTGTCAAAATCAACAGCCTGGGTTTGATTGCCAACAGAAAGAAAGTTTTTAACTGTAATATTTTTAATTTTAAACATTATAAATTGTTGTATATTTCTAATAAAGTTTTAGAACTGATAGAGTCTGATTCAATGCTGAGTAACTGCTCAGTTACTATTTGATCTACACTTTCAAATTCAGTATCTGGATTGTCATCTGAATTAGTTTCAATATTATTTTTTTCTTGAATTAAGCTAATATCTCTAATATCGTGTTCTTGGATATATGTTTCTTTAATGAAGTTTGCCTCTTCGTATGTAATATCTATGTCTAAATTAACACGTAGGTACATTTTACTTTTCATAATATCGTCTTTGCTATCAATTAATTTGCTTAAAGTTAGCGTACGATATTTTGGAGCATTGGGCCAGTTTCGATATTCTGGCTTGCCGCCCCACTCTAACATCATCATGCCCCGATCATCATCCCACGTATCTGCATAGTTGTGGGGAAATGCATTTCCTATATACACGATGTTTCCATTATGTTGTCGTTTATGGAAATGTCCGCTAAAAACATATTCTGGTTTTGTGAGGTCCCCACGCTGTAATTCACCGTGGTCTGGCATTTGTACCATGGCGTTCATATAAAAACTAGGAAGTTCAAAGTGACCAAAGACATATTTGCTCTGGATCTCTTTCATAGTTTTCCACTCATCACCAACTAACCACGGAACCAGGGTAACACCATCAAGAGTTGTAATACCGTCTACAACGGTAACTCCTGGAATGTGCCGACCAAAGGCACTAGAATGAATGTCGCGCTTGTCTTTGTAGAATAGATCGTGATTACCCGGAAACCAAAAGAACTGCTCAAAAGCCGCCCCTAGTTTTTCTAAACATCGTAGACTGGTATCTAATGTAATTAGGTTAATTGAATTACGGTTATGATGCCAGTCTCCTAAAAAGATACAGGTATCACACCCTTCTTGCTGTGCTTGTTCGATAAACCAATCTACAAATTCCTCACAATCTTGATTATGAGTAACTGAATTTGATTTTAACCCAAAATGTATATCCGTGAAACATGCTACTTTCTTAAACAATGCCATTAATTGATTCTCCTGAAACTAGTATAACACGTTTCAATAAAGAAGATCAAGCCTCGTCCTCTTCATCTTCGATACTAGTTTCTTCAGATTTAGGCATTCGTACATTCTTGTATAATTCAGCCTGTCGGGCAGTTTCTGTGGCAAATTCTGCTTGGTTTTGTCTAGTTAAACTAGGAGTCAATCCGGCAATCTCGAGCAGATCATCTCGAATATTTTGGCTCTTTTTCTCCAAGTTCAACACACGAGTGAAGCTATTTGTGACTGCCGCGGTATAATAAGCAAAGGGATTTTCCGACTTAGATTCGTCAAATTGTAGACCAATTTGACTTAACTGTAGTACTGCTTGTCCCCGCATTTCTTCAACATACGTGTACCCGCGCCAGTTGCTACGTTGTGCATATCTCTCGCTTAATTTGATATACATTTTACCTAGATTTTCAGTAATACGACCGTGATCTTTACTAAAATGCCCTTTATCTATCGTACCTTTCCAGTGGCTTTTGCCCACACATTCTAGTACATCTTCTTCGTTAAACTTCCAATGCTGGAACGGAGGAAAGTTTACTTTATCGTGTGCATCTGCTGTTGTTTTGGTTGTCTTCTTACGACCAGGAGCTAACGGGATATGATCAAATGTCATAATTCTAATAATAACATCTGTTTTAGGTATTGTTTTATAGTCCGGAGTAACTTCTAGCAGTTTGATTTTTTTATCTCCGCCGGCTCTTGCTTTTACAAACGCTTCTAATCCCATCCGTTTTGCCCGATTTCTTTTTGCTTCGGCAATTGTTCTAATATTAATCTTGTCTAGACTAGTTAATATTAAGTCATGTTGACTGTATTCTTTTAGAGTAAAACTGCTATATGAGCATTTACTCTTATGTATTTCTGACAATAAATCTCTATTGTTTAGATACTTTACTTTGCGCCCAGTAGTGAGCGATGTTGTTGTTGTGGTCATCTTATTGCGACCTCCTTTATTATTTGATTATAGACGGTCTGAAAAGAGAAGTCAACCGATTAGTAAACTACAGCTTTTATTTATTGGGTAAATACGGCATAGGAGATTAATTATGTCGGATCAATCATCGTTCAGTGAATCGTTTTCAAAAGTATGGCAAGGCACTAAGGCTAGCGTAATAGAAAAAACTGGCCTAGGCAGATTGTCTGCAGGATTTGACAGACTGCGCGGCAAAAAAAAGGATGAGAAAAATCCCCCTCCAAATTATCCCGGCGCCCGATTTGTTGGGGATACCGACTTTCGAACTTTTTTAAGGGTTCCTGAAAAATACTATACGGGAGAATCTACCGGAGGTACAGCCTCCGGTTTAATTCCGTTCTCCGGTATATTATTTCCGTATACTCCTTCTATCTCACAAGACTATACTGCAAACTACAGTACAGCTAACCCCACACATTCAAATTATTCTTTGTACTTTTATAAACACAGCACCCCTGGTCCAATTACTGTTACTGGAAAGTTTACTGTACAAAATACAGCAGATGCATACTATTGGCTAGCAGTAACCCACTTGTTAAGAGCATTGACTAAAATGCATTTTGGCAAAGATGCAAATGCAGGAGCCCCTCCGCAGATATGTGAATTTTCATCGTACGGTAATATGCAATATAAAAAAGTACCAGTAGTATTACAATCATTTAAAGTAGAATTGCCTGAATCTGTGGATTATTTTGTAACCCCTGAAGGCCTTGACGGACTTGGGTCAAACGCAGTTCCTGTTTCGTCATCGATTACTATAGTACTATTGCCAATGTACAGTCGTCGAGAGCTGTTAGGACAAGCACAGGTAGATGGCTATCTAGGAGCCGCAGGTGTATCGGGCGGTAGTATACGAGCTAAAGGATTTCTATAATGTCTGTTTCTTATAAAAACTCTAGTCCTTACTATGCAACAATTGATACTGGTGCATATCTTGATGTTATGCAATTTAGGAATATTCCTTACTTAATAGATGACCAAGATTTTGAAGTACAGGCTCAATATGAACATCGTCCAGATTTGTTAGCATATGACTTATATAGTGATTCAAATCTTTGGTGGGTATTTTCTGTAAGAAATAAAGATATTATTAAAGATCCAGTATACGATATGGTCCCTGGACTAATAATAAAACTTCCACAACTAGCAACACTTAAATCTGTGTTAGGAATTTAATATGGCAAATGATACCCCTAACGTAGAAAGAAAAAGTCAACAGGCGGATGTTCTTAAAGTTGATAATCAAATTGAAAAAGATAAAAATAAAATACCTAAAGCTAAAGTATCAGGTGAAAAAAATATATTGCACAACTACAGATCTTTTAATTACCTTTTTACATTGGCCGCAATTAAATCATCTCATTTACGAGATCCTCAAACATTAAGACAAACATCTGAATTTTTTGTTGTTGCAAAATCAGCAGGCAAAAAAGACCCGGCAATTGATACTAACCAAGCAGTCGCATCGGGTAAAAAATTAGCCGATGCATTTAATGATCTTAGTCCAGGAAGATTTGACTTGTTTATCAACAACGTTGAAGTGGAAACGTTAATGGCATTCAGTAAGAAAACGAATTTAACAATGGCAACGAAAGTTTCTTTTGAAGTTTTTGAGCCAAACAGCATTAGTGGATTCATAGAAGCGTTACAAGTTAGTGCAGTTGCCGCCGGCCATAAATCTTACATGTCTACTCCGTTCGTATTAAAAATGGAATTTATGGGATATCCCGATAAGTTGTCAGCGGTAGATTCTAGCCCGCAGATGGTAGGCGATCAGGCTACAAGATATTTTGTTATTACAATAACAAAAGTCGAAGTTGACATGAATGAAACTGGCACTCGATATCGTTGCCAAGCAGTTGCTCATAATGAGATGGGATATGGTACCCCAAATCAATTAAAGCATTCTTTAAAAATTGAAGGCACTAAAGTAGGCAAGGTATTAAATGACATGATGCGGGAATTAACCAAATCATCCAAAGCAGCCGCTGAATCTGACCAGGCAAAAGGAAAAGACACTGAAAAAGTATATTTTGATAATTATGCTATATTTTTTCCAACAGTGACCTGGGATGGAAAATTAGATTATGATAACGTAAATCAAGAAATTGCCAATGCCGATATTGTTTCTGAAAACAATGAACCAAACTATTATCCTAACGCTGATCTAGCCGCCGCAGCCGATTTTAACAATAAGAAAGTACAAAAAGCAAACCCCACAATAGAGCAAGACTGCTTCAATCCCAAGAGTGAGTCTGCCGTTGCAAAAGCTCCAATAAGCCCGACTGCATCAAACATGCAATTTAGTGCCGGTTCAAACATACATGATATTGTTGTTAGTGTGATAAGAGATAGTACATATGGAAAAGATGTAGTTAAAAAAATTATGGAAAAGAAGATTGATGACGACGGAATGATTGATTATTTTCATGTCAGTCTTCAAGTGTTACCAAAAGACGACTGGAATCCTATAACACTTAGACCAACATACACTTATGCCTATGTAGTTAAATCTTATAGAATGCATGCCTCCAGAGTACCTTTTGCACAGAAACAATTAACCGAAGAAGACATTGCAAAATTAAAAACTATATATGTAAAACGAAAATATGATTATCTATACACTGGCCAAAATGTAGATATACGAAAATTCAACTTGAGATTTAATACACTTTTTTATCAAGCCTATCCTCAAGGAATGGGAAATAGCCTATTTTCAGATCCGGATAGTCATAATAAGCAAGCTAGGTCAGGCGGCAAGTTAGACGGGGTAGATAATAAAATATCAGAAGGATCTATAATACCTCCTGTTAGTAGATATGCTGACCCCACTCTTAGAAACATTGTGAAAGATGGCGGCAACGCGGCTCGAAGAGATTATTCAACTTATGATGTATTAGTAGATAATATGCACAAGGCAGTTCTTAATAATATTGACATGGTAAGTTGTGAATTAGAGATTCTAGGAGATCCATATTTCTTATGCACTGGCGGAATTGGCAACTATGAACCAAAATTACTAGATAAAGGAATTACAGAAAACGGCGAAGCTCCCTACACTACTGGCGATGTAGTCATTGTTGTAGAATTCCGTACTCCGCAGGATGCAGGATACAAAGGACAAGATCTAAAATTCTATAAAACACCTTTTAGTGGTTGTTTTAGAGTAATTAAAGTAAGAAGCAAGTTTAACGATGGTATGTTTCTACAGACATTATCATTAATTAGAATTCCAGGTCAACCCGAAGATTCAAGTCCGTCTGCTAAAGTAGCCGGAGCAAGTACCCCTGAATCTTATATGAGCCACAAGCCGTTACCAAATTAAGGATACTTTTTTAAATGTCAGAGTTAAGTAGAAAAGGTTTTAAACTTCCACACGCAGGGCCATACGTTGTTAAAATAACAAACTATGCAGATCCTACATACATGGGTGCGTATGAAGGAATTATTGAACAAGGGTTAGTAACAAACCCCGAGTTAAAATCTAGCACGGTGTTAATACACTATCTTCCTCCCTTTTACGGAGTTACATCTTCTCAATTTGAAGGAAATGATGCTACAAGTTTCAATGATGTACAAAAAAGCTATGGTATGTGGATGGCTCCGCCGGACCTGCATACTCGAGTACTCTGCATGTTTGTAGAAAGTGATTCAAATCAAGGGTATTGGATAGGATGTATCCCCGACCGCTGGCAGAATCATATGATTCCGGGTATTGCCATAAGTTCAAATGTAGCATGGGGTCCCGGACAAAAAGAAAAATACGGAAATGTTCCAGTTCCAGTAGCAGAGTTTTTAAAGAAAGATAGAAAAAATATCAAACCAAATGCTGAACCAAAACCAGTACATCCGTTTGCTGATCGATTATTAAAACAAGGATTATTAGCTGACAAATATCGAGGAACTACAACAAGTAGTGCTCGTAGAGATATGCCGTCTCAGGTGTTTGGTATTAGCACCCCCGGCTCACTAGATCCTAAAGGTCCTCAGAAATCGGTAGGGTATGAGAAAAAAGTAACGGTGCCAGTTAGTAGATTAGGCGGGCATACCTTTGTAATGGACGACGGTGATGTATTGGGAGAAAACAGGCTAGTTAGAATTCGTTCATCGGCCGGGCACCAAATACTGTTAAATGATACTGCTAATATTTTATATATTTCTAATGCTGACGGAACTGCATGGTTTGAAATGACAGCATCGGGCAAGATAGATGTGTATGCTAAAGATAGTGTTAGTATACACACAGAGGCAGATTTTAATTTTAGAGCTGATAGAGATGTTAATATTGAAGCAGGAAGGAATGTTAATATTAGATCTATTAAAGATACAGTTTTTAATGTTGGAAATGACTACAATTTAAAAACCAGCATGAACACAAAGATAGCGTCTGATGGGGCATATAATCATTTTGTTAGAGGAGATTTTAACATAACATCTGGTGCCAATTTCAATGTATATGCAGTAACAGCATTAAATCTAACAGGCGGATCTGGTGGACTTAATTTAGTATGTGCAGGCGGAAAAATCAAAACTAGGCCCGGAGTCTTTCAAAATACCAGTGCCACTCCTGCTACTCCTGCCAAAGAAGCACTCAACGTTGTTAAGCTAGGGCTGTTCTCAGTTCCTTTGACAGATACAACTGCTGGCTGGCCCGCAAGATATCAGGGAGGAAACATTCCTACTATATTACAACGTGTGCCAATGCACGAACCCTGGTTGCAACACGAAAGTTATGCACCTAATAAGTTTTCTGCAGATGCAACAGATGTATCCTGTGCTAATACTGCGCCTTCTACTAATTCTGGAAATAATACCGCATCGACAAATACTGGTACAACTTCTAATCCAGCAAATAAAAAAACAACTCCATTAAATCCAAAAACACCTGCAGATTGGACTACGGATGTTGACTTCCTTAGTGCTGTTCAGAACTTGGCAGGAAAACTAAATTGTGACTTTTACGATCTGTTGGCTGTTATGTATTTAGAAACTGATAAAAGTATGGCACCAAACAAATATTCGGGAAAATCTACAGCAGTTGGTTTAATACAATTTATTCCGGGGAGAGCTAAACAAGTGGGGAGTTCTACTGAGCAACTGGCTTCTATGACACGGGTTGAACAAATGGTATTTGTTGAAAAATATTTTAACCTACCAGATGTTAATCTTAAACGTGTTAAGTCCCCGGGCATCAACGATTTATATATGGCAATATTTGCTCCAGCAGCCATAGGTAAACCTGACGATTTTCCACTTTATACAAAGGCCAACAGTTTTGTAAATTATTCAGCTAATAGTAATTACGATCGAAATGGGGACGGAATTATTACTCGGGCAGAAGCGTGTTCATCACTTCAGACATTTAAAACCTTAGTTAAGAAGAAAATGGGTGTATAAATATCATTATGGCATATAAAAATCTAGTAATAACTCCTCCAAAAAATAATAATCAAGATACTACAAAACAAAGTCAGTTTTATAGGGGGTTCAGCACGGTAGATAACACAAAACGTTCTGTTTCACTGTACGATAATGAATTAATCAAACAAGATCTGCTTAATCAGTTTTCAACAAAAAAGGGCGAGCGTCTGATGAATCCAGAATTTGGAACAATTATCTGGAATTTGATTTTTGATCCTTTAACTGACGTACTTAAACAAGATATAGTAGACGACATTGACAGAATCTTAGCTAATGATCCTAGAATTTCGCCTATTCAAGTAAGAGTAATTGAAAAAGATTACGGTCTGCTAATAGAAGCAACAGTAACCTATGCATACTCTAACCAGGTGGATAACTTAAGGATTAATTTTGACAAAGAACTCGGCCTTTCTACTGTTCAATAATATACCAACATTTATAAACAAATAAATACGGTATCGGAATATAAAACTTATGATACCATCAACCACGAATCAATTACTGATCACAGAAGATTGGAAAAAAATATACCAATCTTATAAGAATTCAGATTTCAAAAGCTATGATTTTGAAACCTTAAGAAGGACAATGATTACCTATCTTAGGGAAAATTATCCAGAAGATTTCAACGACTTTGTTGATTCTAGTGAGTATATAGCTTTAATCGATCTTATAGCCTACATGGGACAAAACCTAAGTTTCCGTATTGACCTAAATGCTCGTGAAAACTTCTTAGAAACCGCAGAACGTCGTGAAAGTGTCCTGCGTCTTGCAAAGTTAATCAACTATAATGTTAAGCGTAATATTGCCGCTAGCGGATTTTTAAAAATTGAATCGGTACAGACTTCTGATATTATATTTGACAGCAATGGAACTAATCTTTCTAACCAAACAGTAAGCTGGAATGATCCTACAAATTCTGCTTGGTACGAGCAGTTTATAACAATCATTAACGCCGCAATGCCTACAGGCATGTCGTTTGGTAAACCTGCAGCCAAGGGGACTATAGACGGAGTCTCTACAGAAAAATATAAAATTAGTTCATCTAATGACGGAGTACCTGCATACTCAATCAACAGAAGTATTGATGGTATGGCAATGACTTTTGAAGTAGTATCGGCTGATTTTAACACATCAGTTACTGAAGAAACTCCTAGAGCACAAAATCTATTTTCATTTTTATACAGGAATGATGGCCGAGGCAACGGGTCAAGTAATACGGGATTCTTTGTTTATTTTAAACAAGGTACAATAGCTGTTTCTAATTTTACTATTGACAACCCTGTTCCAAATGAAGTAATAGGAATCAATTCACCTAATATTAATGACTCCGATGTATGGCTATGGCAAATGAAGCCCGATGGTACATATCCATTAGAACCGTGGACAAAAGTATCTGCAACCAGCGGTAACAATATTATCTATAATAGTCTATCTGAAAATGTAAGAAATATATATTCAGTAGCTACAAGAGAAAATGATCAAATAGATCTAACTTTTGCAGACGGCAGTTTTGGAAATCTGCCAAAAGGACAATTTAAATTATTTTACAGACAAAGTAGCGGAATAAGTTATTCTCTTAAACCTGATCAGATGTCTGGAATTTCAATTAACATCGATTATATCAACGACGTTGGCCAACCACAAACTTTAAGTTTGATTGTAAGTTTACAATATACTGTTAGTAATTCTTCACCAAGTGAAAGTAACGACAACATTAAAAGCAAAGCCCCGCAGGCATATTATAGTCAAAATAGAATGATTACTGCTGAAGATTACAATATAATGCCGCTTACCGCCGGTAACGATATTTTAAAAGTAAAAACAGTTAATCGTTCTTCTACGGGAGTATCTCGTTATTTTGAGATGTCTGATATAACTGGAAAATATAGTAATGTTACGTTGTATGGTACTGACGGAATTTTATATAAAGAGTCAAAAGAATATTATTTTGAATATCTAATATCATCATTAAATGAAATCAAATACAGTATTAAAAATAATTTAGCAACTATATTCAAGCTAAAGGAGTTTAGATCTTTTTACCTTGATAATTATTTTAGACCTAATTTTGATGGGTATAATATTAGCTGGATACAATCAACAAAAACAACAAATCAGTCAACTGGATATTTTACTCTTAACGGTATACCAACGCCGTCTGGTACGTTCTCATCTAATAATTTAAAGTATGCTAATATAGGCGCTCTTGTAAAATTCACAGCTCCTAAAAAAGTAAATCCTGCAAGACCAAATGACAATACTTTATATCAACAATATTTCTTACCTAGTGGAAAATTAAC